GGATCCAATCATCAAAAACAAGCGTTGACTGCTGCAATACGTTTGGACACGCTTGGCCGCGAACCGTGCATAATCTTCCATTTGTCGAGACTGTTGCGCTCATCAAACTTTGAGCAGGGCAATAATAAAAAAGCCCTGGCGCACTATTGGCTACATTGATCTGTGTGTAAGCGCCTGCTGAACCTGGCGTGCCAACAACAGTGACGCCAGTTGTATATTCAGAGCCTCCGCCATGTGTTCCATTCGATGTTTCGCTAAATCTAAGCGAGAACCCTGAGTTACTAGAATGAGACTGATCAAAAATATAAACGTTCCCTTCGTCCAAAGATTGCGCTGGGTTATTGATATTTGACCCGTCAAACCTAAACGCTTTTGGAGTCGGGTTTCCGTCAGCAACTTGCACCGTAATCGTTACCGTGTCACCTTCAAGTTCAATATAACCGCTATCCTCAAAAATAATGCTGCCATCAGTTTCCGCAGAATCAGACTTCCTAAAATAAACCTCAACGTTTGTGTCATCAGGGATAAGACCGTCAAAGTCAGACCACGTATCAATCAGCTCAGTTCTTCCGTCGATAAGATCAGTTATATAAATGCCGCGTGCATTAAGAATCCGTTCCAGTCGAACGCTGTACTTTGCGCCAAGGTCAAGAACACTGTTGAAGAAATATTCTCCACTCGTAAATTGCGTTCCAAAAAGGCTATCAATGTTGTCGCTAAAGCCATCAACACTTGTGATAGTGTCAAAACTTGCATTGCCATCAAAAATCAAGCCGTCATAATTGCTTGCGTAGTAAACATTATGCTTTTCTCCTGGAAACTCACCGGGCGAAGCATCCTCACGTACCACCTCGTAGTTAAATCTAGGGATGCCTTCAGGGATGTTAATAATTGCGCTAACTGCATTTGCACTGCGTCGATTGTCTGAATCTTCAAATTTGACCAAATACTCGCCATTCATTAATGGCAAAACAACTGAGGTTGTTCGGGCCTGAACCTTACGCAACAAGGTACTGTTTGGCCAAGATCCAGTGCCGTCAGTTTTACCTGAATGCCTAATAACAGCTACAAAGTTGTCTAGGTTTTGACCACTAGCGGTTGCAGACCATTGCACTGAAACCTGATCGACGCCAATGGCTTCAATCGTGACACCTTCTGGATCTGGCGGGAGAGGAACAGTGGCCAAGCCATCAACAGTGTCGCTAGTGCCACCAGGAGCAATAGTGCGACTAATCTGGTCAAACTCAGATTTCTTGTTGTCAGGTTCAGGACCAATAGCTTGGACCTTGCACTGCAAAAGCTTTCCAGTTTCTAAATTGCTGTCTATGTTGATGAAATTGTTTTCAGTAAACGTGCATTCCCAATTACCCTCTCCAACCTTTTGACATGCTTTGAATTCAGAAACTGGACCTGTGAGCCCTCTTGACCAAGAGAATGTGGCGCGATTAGTCGTGTTGCGTCCATCATCAATACCCTGGAAGATAATTTTCAAATCTGTGGGTTTTGCAGGCGCACCGTCAATTCCACTAGGCGACAGCAAGTCTGGATTTGTTCCTACGTCGTCAATAATGTTGTAAATTCCGTCAACATGCTTGACACCAGTAACGCTATAAATACCGCTTTCACCTTCAGCAACCGTTAAACACCGATATTTGTTTAAAGTGTTGCTGTCATTTCTGATTGCATATAACGCATCGTCTGGTGGGTCTTGCGTAAAATCAGTTGCTAATTGAATTCTGCTACCACTAAAGCCTGAAATGCTTCTCGTTTCAAGCGTTCCATCTTTCATTGTTACTGTCAATTTATTGTTTGATCCAGACGGCAAAGTTACTGTTTGATCAATATCAACAAAGCTTTTTGTTGCTCCAACAATTCGACCAGCTAAGCGCACAACTGATCGCATTTGATCGGATACTTCAAACACTTGGCCTGGCAAAATATTTAAGCCTTCGATGCCTACAGAGAAAGATACGGTTTCGTCATGCAGTTTTTCAGACTGCATAATCCACTGCCCCATGCGTTGCGCTTGATATTTAGACGTGCAGCCAAAAGCAACAACACTTTTTTCTTGAACGCCGTATTTTTTAATCAACGCTCTGTCTTCAATGCAAATAAAATTTGATCTATAAAAATTATCAGGATCGTTGTATCTAACACGAACTTTTGTGCTGCGAGTTTTCAGCGAAGATCCGCTATAAGCAAAACTACCGTTCAATACGTTTGAATTGCTGTAAACATGAACTGGAATAACGTCTTGCTGTCCCAGTTCTCCGTGATCTGCTGCAAGCTGCACGTTGTCAGACTTCCAAAAGATCATTCCACGGAATACGCTTGCCATATCTTGCAAGACGTTGTAAGCCTCTGCCTGAGAGCCCAGCACTGTATTGATGGCAAAGCGAGGCTCGTCGCCGTCAGGCGTATTGACAAGTTCGTTGCAGTATTGAGAGATCTCAATTAAATCAACCCAATTTAAGTTTGTTTTGTCGATAAAATCACCACAACCATATCTTTCGTTAGTAAGTAAATTGTAAAAACAGCAAACAGGACATGTTGTGTAATACAATTTTGGACGTCCAAATTTATCCCTTTTTAAACTTCCATCAAACGGAATGCTTGTATCGTATTTCAAACGACCATCTGGAAGAGCAATTGCGTTAGACGGAATCCTTACCTTCATTCCGCGCACTTCATAAGCTCTGGCGGGCAAAGTATTGTATTCTTCAGAATCTATGCTTAAGTGAACGAGAGCGGTGAACGGATAAGTCGTCTTAAATTTTTTGCCAACAATAATGCTCGTCCAAAAAATTGTATCGGCACGCTTATCTGCTAGTGCTGTCTTTTTGGGAAGATCCTGAAGGTCGGTGAATTTAATCTCAAAAGCCTCTTCTTTTTCTTGATCGCTGTTACCAAACTCAAGCTTTTGCACCCTGATGCGATATGGAGGAATTGCTTTTCCTTTTTTTCTTCTAAGGTTTATGGGCTGAGTTTTAAATTGATATTGTGACGTTGATATGCCTTTGATAATATTATCTTTGCCAACACCTTCTGCTTTAATTTTGATAAAATTATAACCACCGTCAGCATCTTGAATGCTAATTGCAAGTTTAATTTGAGCAAAAAACAACTGCCCACGCGCCAACCCCTCAGGCGCTACGCAATAAAGTTTTGGAACGGTAAAAACGAGTTGAACAAAATCAACGTCAATGTCTGTAATCTCCCGTACAACCTGTCCTCTGCCATAGTCTCTTTCTGTGACGCGATTGTTGTCGTTTAAGGTTTCACTGTAATTTTTACCAACCTGTTCGTTAACATTAACAATTGTTGTTTGGACATCGCTTAAAAGACTGCTTTCGTTAAATCCGCCTTGCTTTTTAGTTCCTCTTTTTTCAACAAAAGAAACAGTTTTTTCTACTCTTTGCTGCTCGTAAGTAATTTTTGTTTCATTTAAAAATACGCTATTTCTTCTACTAACCAATCCGTCAATAGGCCCTTCGCACAAAGCGTCAATAATTTTAAGATTAGTCTTGGAATTAAGGGCCATTAGCTTGGGATAACGTCGTCTGGAATTAAATTGTAGCCATAGGCGTGGAGTTCAAACCGTGCATCGTCATGAACAGCTAAATCAATAATCTCAATAGTAATATCCATTCCTTCCCCATTCCGTTGGTCAATACTAGGCATTTCAAAACGATGTGCATACATAAAAGTCTTTCGGTCTGTCACTAAACCTTGCAGTGTTGCACGGGCTTGAGCTACATCAACATCAGAATCGCCCCTTGTAATGGTAACCGTAACTTCGTAAGTGATAAAACCATCAATTTTGGTTGTACCTTCTTCTCCGACATAATCAAATAAACCCTTTTTGTATCTAAAAATAATGTCTAACTCGTCTCTTTTCTTTTTTTTGTAGTTTAAATGCCGACGATTGGTGTCGCCGCTTTCGGTCGTATAGGCAGCGCCTTCTTCAAGCTTTTGAGGTTGGCCGGGACCAAAAACTTTTTCAAGCAAATGTCTTTTGTCTGACCTATTGTTTGACTCATTGCTTCTAACAATTAATTGGTCAACAGATGCCCTGACAGAATCTAAACCGCCGAGACTGTCAAGTTTTCTTGTCAACTCTTCACCGTTTATTTTTAACGTTTTCAAGCTTGGAGTTTGCGTTGCCAATTGCAAAGGATCTGAATCGTCAACAACCTCTAAATTTGCAGCTACTAAATGACTGCCAGTAATAACCTGGCCATAGATGACCGGCAAAGTCGTTCCCGTTCCAACAGTGTTTGCTGGTCCGGTAAAAGCATAAGACTGCGTGTCTGAAGCGCCACGGGTAACGCCGTCTGGGCCTTGACCCCTTACATTTGTCCCTTGACCTCTAGCTGCGCCTAGTCTTGGCAACTCCGGTTGCGGCGAAATAAGACTTGCCGTTCCAGATAAAATCAAACCTGCACCAATAGCACTCAAGCCAGTGCCAAGCGCTGTGGCAAATGCGCCGCCAGCAATACCTACTCCTGTTGCTCCTATAGCCGGAACAGCAGATCCAAAAGCTAACAAATTTCCAAAAATGCTACTTGTGCCAAACAATCCAGCGCCAGGCAGCAAAAATGACGCCGCAACCAAGCCAACGCCAATCAAAATTTGCGTTGTGGCTCCGCCACCTGAACCTGAAATAACAGGCACAACCAACAACGGTTTGCTGCCAAATGGCAACAATAATTCGTCGTAACCCATTGCCGCACCACCCTGGATTACCTTGTATCCAATGCCGTTATGGTGCGCTTCAACTAACTCCTGCTTAAACGCTGGATAGTTGATGCACAACAGCTTGATCGCGTCAGCTGGTGTATGCAGGTCGTAATATTCGTGCTTGGTGCCGTACCTTTCGCCAAGCTCACCTGCCAGCAAGACAAGTTGCATGACGATACACAGCCACTAAACTGTCACGATAATACTGCCTGAACGGCTCAACCGCACTAATACTATTCATTCGCTGGTGCAAAATCCGATCACCAGGCAAATAAATTGCTGCGTGCATTGGTGTTCTTGTCCCAAGGCGCATTAACAAGACATCAGATTCCTGACGGCTTTCCATCGTTACGCGCTCAAAATTTAAAGCCTTCGCGTAACGCAAAAAGATGCTATCAGTTGTTTCTAGGTTTTTAGGTCGCTCAAAATCAGGCAACATTACACCTAAAAGCTCGTAATACTGTCGCAACAACCCGTAGCAATCTTGCGTGCCATACTGCCATTCCTTGCCAATTATGGTTTTATAATCCACCATTCCTTGCTTGGGACAGAGTAGACGTACCACCTCATCTTAGTCTGCATACAAGCCCTGTAGTCATAGTTGCTTATTGGCGTGCCTTGCGGATGAGAATGGACAACCGCCTCGATTTTCCCTAAAGTCATTGCTCGCGCATAATCGACAGGGTTGATAACAAAGTTGTCTTTTGGATTGTCGGCAATGTTTTTGCACGGAAAATAATTGCCATCAACCACAAGACCTGCAGCCTCTTTTGGATATTCAGTCTCAGCGTGCTGAGCTGCTTTAAGCTTGAAGTCTTGCCCCATAAAACCCACCAAAAGGCAAATCATCGTCTCTGCCAAATCGTTTCTGGCAACTTTTTAACCGCTTGCCGCAAATATCAGCATCTTCTTTTTGCTCCTGCGTTCCAGTGGTAATTTTTTGATCGTTTATATCAAAACACTCACGGCCGGTATAGCCGCATTCAGATTCGCGATACTTCCATGGACAAAATTCTTCAATTGTGCGTCTAGGAATTTGCACGTTAACTAAATCAAGCTTAGGCGCAAGCTCAAATTCAACAAATTGCTGATTTTCAGATGCAACTCTATCGATATACCACGTCTCAACAAGCTTTGCCTGCGGATCTGCTGTATCGTTAAATGATTGCATAATCAACGAATCAGCGCCTTCAGTTGTTAAAACATCAGTAATGTCAGCATCACTAGCAAAAAGAGAACCTTGGCTAAAATTTGCAGTATCGATAAATTTGGCAAACGTGCGAATTCGCCTTACTTTTGCACCTAATGGATTGTATTGCTCGCCTGTAGTGCTGTTTATTTTAAGCATTAAATTAGTGATTGCATTATTGACATTTGCTACTCGCATTGTAGGACGAGGCAGCGTTCCTTTTGCCGAAAAAGAAAACCCATCAATTTCAACTGGCACGGCTGGATACGTTTTCCCGTTAAATTGTAAATCTTCGGTCAAGCCGTTTTTACCTGCGTGATACCTCAAAGTGTCTGTGATCTCTGCGCCAGGATTATCAGGATCTTCAACGTTATTAAGCTTAGTTGTTAATTCAATTTCAAACAAATCAATAACAGCTGTTGGCGCAAGTTTTAATAGTTCTTCAGCTAAGGGCTCAAACGCTTCCCATGTGCAAGTACCATCTTGCAGGGTTTCTGTAATCTTAAACGGAAAAAGAGGCTCTTTACCTTTAAAATTAAAATAATCATCGCCTTCCTCAGCATTTGTCCCAGACGTCCCAGAAACAATGCACTTAAAAGCAAGTGTGTTGCTACTTGTGGTCGGATCGGCTCGTACAACGTCGCCAAACTCATACAGCTTGTTTGGTTCCCACTTGTGCAGTGCAATAGGGTAAGCCATTATTCAAACACCTGAACAAACGTTGTTGAAATCTCCGCTCGATCGACAACTGGAATTGTTTTGGTCCATTCTGAGCAAACAAACTTACTGCTCGATGCTTCTCCTGGCGGTGTGTAATTAAACGCTTCTACGCCGCCTCTTGCATCAAGAAAAGATTCAATCGTGTCGGCTTCTGACTCTGACACCCGAAACGTCAAACTGTACGTCTTTGGATTTTGATTAACACCAAAGGTTGCTCGCTGGCTGTAACCGCTTCCAAATTGAATCAAACGCACTCGTGGAGCGCTTTGCTTTGTCATCCCTGGAGCAGGATCAAAATCAGGAAAAGTGCTAGTCATTAGCGTGCAAGCAAGCCTCCAGGCCGTTGTTGCTTAACTAACTCCGACTGTACTGCCGCTCCAATTAATCCGCCAAGTTGCTTTGCAGCTCCACTGTCGCCTGACGCAGAAGTGCCCTTGGCATCAACGTTGACAACGACACTCGCTCCACCACCAAGCTTGTTGTTTGGAACGATAGTGCCAGAAGAGCTTGGAACAAAAAGCTCAGGACCTTTTTCACCAACCATATAAGGTTTGCCGCCTGCAACAGGACCACCAAATGCCCTGCCTGGAAAGAATTTTTCAAGCCCAGGAATGCCGCCTAAAGCAGCGTTTACACCAAACTGCAGCAAAATGCTGGCAACTTGTCGCAACACCTGAGACGCTGCGTCAGCAAGCGATTTAGTGCCCTCAACAGCTGCAGTTAATGCATTAACAATGCCGTTTGAAATGCTTTGACCAATTGCAGCGTACATAGACTCTAATTCTTCCAAAGCGCTTACCTGCTCCTTAAGAGCTTGATTTCCTCTCAAAGCTGCTTCAACCTGCTCTCTTGTTAAATCCGTGTTTGTTTTAAGTATTTCTTCAACTCGTTGGTTTAATTGCACCTCTTCAAAACTTCCGTCAAGCCTGGCTTGAAGCAAATTGCCTTCATCTTGCAAACTTTTTAACTTTGCAGCTGCAGACTTTTCGTCTTCAATGTTTAATCGAGTTAAGTTTTGATCTACTTTCGCAATATTTCTTTTTACATTAAGGGTTTCTAGTAAAATTACAAGCTCCTGTATAACAGGATTTAAACCTTCTGTTTTGATGTTAGCAATTTTTGTTTCTAACTCTGACTTAAGCCTTTGCTTCTGCAAAGAAGCTTCTAAAGTACGATCGTCCTCCAATCTTGCTTGAAAAATTTTTTCGTCTATTACAAGCAACTTTTCGCCTAATTTTAACTGATTTTCTAATTTTGAAATTTTACGCTGCTCAAGCTTAGCGGCCTTTGCAAGGCGTTCAGCCTCTTTTGTTTGACTTTTAAGTAGTTGTCCCGCTTTTTCTGCCGCTCGTGCTTTTGCTAGCTCAACATCAACGCCCAGTTGAGTAAGCTCATTGTTTCTTTGCTGTAGAATGTTTTTTTGTTCGAGCTCAATCGCTTGTTTCCTCTGCGTGTCTATAACAGGCCCCATCGCGGCTAATTCATCATCCAATAGTTGTATCCTGGCAGATGCTTTTTCAATTATATCCATTTCTTTTAAATCAACGATGCGCTCATCCGTCAAATCGTTTCCTGCTTTTATAAGTTCGTTTGCTCTTGTCAAAGAATCGTTTTGGTTATTGAGCAATTTTAATTGAATTTGACCTTGAAGCTGAAAAGCAGCGTCACGGGCACCTGCATCTACTCTTCCTTGATCAGTTCCAGGCTTTAGACCAACAACTTGAGCTGTTGTCGTCGCGCCAGGGATCCCAAGCGTAAATTCACCTATTGCATCAGCAATGGCTGGAATAACTTTTCTAACCGCTCGCGCTGCACCGCCAGCAACTTCCGCTAACAAAATAAATACAGGAGCCAACTCTGTTTGCAAAACAGCTGTAAGCTTGCCCGTTTCAGTATTTGCAAATTCGTTTGCTGACTTAAGTTCTTGCAAGACCGCAACTCCTTCATTCCCATACAAGTCAGTTAATTGTTTTTGAACTAACTCATAAGCCAAAACCGCTTGACCTGAATCTTCAAGCGATTGAATGTATTCGATGTTTGAATCTTTAACTCGAATTCCAACATTTCGCAAAGCTTCTAACGTAGACACCGTTCCACCAAGCTCGCTCGCAACAGAACTTGCTGAGTCTTGTAACTTGGTAAACGCGCTGTCAATTATTTGACCAATTGCTGAAAATAAAATTTGCAAGCCAAAACCTTTTCCACCTGCACCAGCTACTGCGCCTAAGACTCCACCAGCTACGCTTCCCACCCCACCACCAGTGAGCAAAGGAAAACCAGCGCCAAGAGCAAGATTTTCATTAAGTTGCTGCCTACGACTGCGTGCCGCTTTCGCACCAGCAATAAACCGTTTTTTATTTTCTAATCGCTCCTTTCTGGCTTCTCTTGCTATCTGCTCTTGCAACTCAAGCTCAATTTTTTTGAGTTCATTAAGCGTGGATTGCATTTTAAGTCTTTGAACGCCATGCTCTGACATTTTTGCTAGGCTGCGCTCAATGCCCTGATTGAGGGCTTTTAATTGCATAAGTTTTTCCGTGTCTTTTGCGCGTCCTTCTCGTATTTGACGTTCTATGTTTTGAATACGTTTTAAATTTGCTTCTAAATTTTTATAACCACCTCCAGGCTCAATACCACCTAGCCTTGTCCTTGGAGCCCTGTCACGCACAAGCCTTTGGCGTCGTGCCACCTCAAAATCTCGTGTTGCCTGAGACTGAAGACCCTTTTGAAGTCGGATAATTTCATTTAAACGTTTTTGATATACAAACGCTTTTTTTTCTGTCTCAACAAAAGCTTTGGCAATGTTTTTGACTTGGTCTGACTGAGCCTCTAGTAAATTTTTACCTTGTTCTAAATCGTTTTTACCAAGCGGTTTTATTTTTATATTTGTTAAAACCTCCTTAAACGCCGAGGCCTGGCCAGAAGCTCCAGCAAGTGTTGCAGAAATTTGATTTATGTCGCCTGCAATTATTTTCGCGCGTTTGCTAATTTTCTCAAACGCTACTGTAATTTGATCTGCACCGGCTCCACGGCCTGGGGCCAACAAGTTGATTGGCTTTATTTGTTTCAGTAAACCTTGTATCCTATTAAGACTTACCCCAACCCTGTCGAGACTTGCTTGATTTCGAACGTTTACAACGATATTAGCGTTATAGGAAGAGGAGGCCACGTTTTGAAATTGCCAACTTCTCTTTACACTCTACCTGCGCCTGCGAGCCTTAGCGAGTTCTTTTTCTTGCTCTTCGTTCAATATCCCAAAATACACGCTCCAACCCAAAAGCTCTTCTGCTGTCATCGTTGACCGTAGCTTCGACAAGCTCATGCCAAGTTCTTTGGCAACGCCAAACTGCAGCATGAGCCAATTATCCTTCCGAAGCTCGGCTCCTAAGATTTTGGGTCGATTGCCTCTTCTTCGTCGTCAGTCAAAACAGCCAGCATCAAAGCCTGCAAATCTTTGTCCTTGACTTCGTTTTTAAGAACGTCAATCTCACCAGGAATAAACAATGCTTCTCCAACCTCGTCCTGAGCTTTACTGATCAACAATTGCAACGCAAACGCATTGGCGTCATCCGATCCAGCACGCTTTTGAGCGCGTTGACGTTCTGCCATCGTCAATGGCGCTACCCACATCTCAAACTCAGTTCCGTCTGAAAGCGTCACTACTTTCTTTGTCGCTTCTAAGTTTGCGGCTTTTTTAAGACGATCAATGGCGCGTAATGCCATGAGTTACAACTGATTGTTTTACTAGAATAGCACTAAAAAGACCCCCGACAATGCCAGGGGTCTTTTATCGTTGCCACTCATCTGTCACTTAAGGGGGTCGGACCCTCGGAAAAACCGGGGGCATTGGTGGACGCGAGCCTTAATTCGCGCGATCACCAAAAATCGTGGCTTGAAATAAGCCTACACCACAATCGACTATTAGCTCTTAGCAAAGTCGAAAGAAGGCGCTGACGTTGGACGGAAATTAATCGATACAGTTTGAGCGTCGTCAGGGCTGACTGCATAGCTGGCAGAGGTCAACACCGCTTCAAGCTCAATTGAACGACTCTTGGCGTCATCTGGCGTTCCAGAAGACACTACAGTGTCCATATACAGCTTGAAGGTCGCACCAGCTTGATTGCGCTGCGTAACGTCTTCAATCAAACGAGCAGAAATGCCAGTGTCATCGTCACTGAAATAAACTTCTGCAGAGCCTGTACCGTCGGCAAAACCTGAAATAAAAGTACGGAATGGAGCGGTTTGGCCCAGTGTTCCACCGATGCTGGTTACATCGATTTCTTCACGAGTCACTTCAAACGACCAAGACCTTACATTTGCAACCGATTGAAACTCGGTGTACTTAATCGTGAAATCGCTAGTGCCGTCAGTACCGTCACTGCTTAGAGACAACACTGAACCACCAGCAGTTGCACTAAAAGTGGCTGCTCCAGTGGCTGCTGTGTACGTTTTGATAAAGACAGGAGTTCCTGCAGCCAAGCCACCAGGCAAGGTGCCAGCACCAGTAGTAAACGAAACTTTGTCGTCTACCTTGAAATTCAAAAACGTTCCGACGTTTATGGTGTTGTCGGCATTGGTGACATCAGCAGCCTTAAAGGTGCCAGATGTGCCAGCAGGTTTGTAGTAGAGGGCTCCAGAGGTGCCCGAAAGGACGGTAGCCATTCGTAATACGGAGAATGGTGGACTTACGGGCGAAACCCGGACACATACAGCTTAGCGTGCTAACAGCAAAACATCTAATCTTGATCCTCTGCCGTAAATGGCGCATCTATGCGTCCGACTAAATGCGGACTTGCTTCCTCTGCTGAAAAAATAGGGCCATTGACTGAGCCAGGACGCAAATAAATCCCCGAATCATCTCTTGTAGACGCAGCCAAGCCAGTCAAAGTGTTTACTGCGGTATTTAATAAAGTTTGATTTCTGGCAGGCCCTTTGCCTTTTTCGCTGTAAACACGAATAACCACACTGCCACGAATAAAATCTAAACTGCTGGTCAACGTTACTTCTGTCGTCAGACCAAACGTAATGTTGACTCGAATGTACTCAGTTGTTGCATTAGCCGGAGCTGCAGTGATTCCGTCAAAGAACACAGGAACTGCAGGGCTTAACGACCCAAATGCTCCTTGGAGCGGCGACTCAATGGCAGCGCGGATTGCTTGGTATCTCATCACCTGCCTCTAAATGCAAAGGTTACGCCGTCTTGCAACGCTTTTGTAATTCCACCACCGTTTAAATAGGTGGTATACCAGTCCAAAGGTGCTGTGCTTCTAGCGTCTCCGTCCCCAGAGACATCGCCACGACGTCCAGGAGTAGGGCGAGAGCCAGTCGCAACAACATCACCTGCTGGATTTCCAATACCTTTAAACTCGCCTTCTTTTAAATCAAGCGCGTATTCTGCATAAGGTTGCGTATTTACAATTTCAAACTTTTTAACTCTAGCTGTTTCTTTAATTGAAATAGACAATCTCGGAACATCACTCAAAGTGTACGGATAACCTCCTCCTGTTGAACCAGACGCTCCCCGCCCCACAGGCACAGCTATCCAACTATCCTGAAACTCTCCACTCCATTCTGGCCCAGCTTCTGCAAGATCATTCATAATATTGACAGCAGCAACACGGGTGACGTCATTAATTAAGCCACGGATGTCAGTTGGAAGCTGACTTATTTCTCTGCGTTTTGCGGACATTACTGCGGCCTCGCAATGATTGTGTGAAGCAAGGGGTCTTCACCCCTAAAGCTTAATACGTTTAAAATTTTAGCTTCTCTTGTAACGCCAGCCTGAGAATACTGGATACGATCAGCCTGCGTTGGATAATAAGAACCCAACTCATCACCTCCAATAATTACCTTAATGTCAGTCGTCTGATAAAGGCCCTCGCTTTCCCTAGAAGACACATTAGAAATCAACCCTTTTAACGCCACTGATGTATCCGCACCAGTGACAGCTCCTGTTGATGGGTTGTACGTACGCGGTGTCACTGTTTTGACAAGCGTTATGTCCTGACCCCAGTCATCCAGCAATGATTTTGGGATTGACTTGAAAGTGCTGTCTACTAATGACATCTCAACCCCTCACCACACGAACTTGATAAGAGCCAGAACCTCCAAGGCAATAAGCACCAAGATAAGACTGCAGCCAAGGGTAAACGTCGAATACGTTATTGACAGCTCCAACAGCCTGGCTATCAGTGTTGTATTTGACTTGGAGGTCTCCGAGTTTGACTTCTTCGTATAACCCCTTATCGCCGGTAGTCCCTGTAATCGCGTCCGTGTCATTAGCAAGCTCAAACGCTAGTAAATATGTAGCCTTTTTAATCTCGTTTGGAATCGCGGAACAAGTCAGTTCAACGCGATCGACATGATAATTATTACGAGGCCACTTTAATGCTTGATCGGCATCGCAACGATCACCGTAAAAAACCAACGTGTCAATCCAGCCTGTTGCTGAAATCAATGCACGATTTTTGCTGTCGTCTTGCTTGTTGTCCCACTGCGTACTGCTTGGAACGGTTTCAAAATACGCATCCGCTTCTGCCAACGTCACATAACTGTTGGCTGTCGCGCTCTTGAGTGTGGCGTTGATCGTGGCAGCCATAAGGCAAAAATAAGGTGGCCCCACCTAATGGTAGGGCCATTTGTCTCGTCAGGATCAGGACTTAAGTCCGTTATCCAGAGGAGTGTTAACAAAAATCTCAACCATAGGAATGAGATCAATGTCGTAGGTGGCAGCCCAGTTGCTGCCGGTACGCAGATTTGCGTTAGTGGGGTTGTCAGAAGCAGAAGACCACTTAGTACCCATCACGTGATAGGCAGAGTGGTAATCCACAGACAATACGTCCTGCTTAGACAGCACGTTGCGATCAGCTTCAATCCGAAGATCTTGCTGCACGCCTTCAAGGACAGTCCCGGATTTCATCATGTAACAACGGAACTCCTGACGGTTGCCAGTAGTAGTCGGGTCATTGATGTTGACTTGAGAATCAACGATGACGCGACAACCAGCAAACTCACCAACTTCACGAGCGCCGATACCAACACCACCACCACCCCAAGTCACTGCGCCAGAAGCAGCCAGTGCAGAGGTAGAGAAAGTTAGCAAACCTACCTGATACAGGTAGTAAGCGACAGAAGGGTGAACGATCAAAAGATCCATTTCCTCACCACGCTCACCCAATTTAGAGCGAGCTTCTGCAACAGTTGCAGCGGTCAGGTAATTAGCTTCAGCAGTAGAACCAGAGCCACCAAGCTGCTTTTCAAGGCGGTGGCCATTGAGAGCAGTGTGAAACAAACCAGTCAACTGCTCAAACAAACGAGCAGTGCTTAGCTTGTTAATAGCATCAGCCAGCTGATTGCGGATGTGAAGCATTGGATCTTCACCAGCTGCTAAAACCGCGATGTCATCTACGGCGTAAGCAAATCCACGATGAACGATGGATGCAATTTGAGTCCCGGTTCCGATTTTTTGAGGAGTCAAATAACCAGCGCCACCAGTGCCCCAAGTGGCAGTGCCATCAAAAATCTCTTCCGTAGGAGACACAGGGTTGAATTCAGGAACTTGAATTCGAGTGCCACCTTCACGAGCGTCAAGCAGTGCATTACGCACTACAGCGCCAGATTTAATGAACTGGCTGCGTTCTTTAATTGCCTCAGACACATACTTGCTGAGATTATTCCTTTTTACGATGTCCGCCAGAAGGACACCGCCGGAATAATTTTGAAATGGTGCGGCCATTTCTTATTCAGGGATAACGTTTGCGGGTTTCAAGTCACAGACTCAAAGTGGTGTCCCACAGGGACTATTTACCAGCCTCTCTCTTGAGCACAGCTGCAAGATCAGGGTCGGTAACTTCCAAAGCTAGTTGCTTTGTTAAGTTAATACTACCGTCTAGCCAAGGATTTGCGACACCTGCTGCACCCGCAGTACCTACCGAAGGCTTAGCGCCCATACCAGCTTGTGCGCTTGGCTTAAAATGATGTTCAAAGCCTGAACCAGGATTTTTCAACTTGGCCAAATAAACGCCAAGATCTTGCTCAACACCACCATCAAGCACCTTAACTGCACCAGTCTCGGATTTTTTTAAGTTACCTTGAACCAGTTGCAGCATTTGCTCTGCATTAATTGCTCCAGCCTGACTAATTGCTGACAATGCAGAATTTTTCATTGCAGCAGTTTCGTTAGAAGTCCGAAGATCTTCTAATTGACGCTGCAACTCATTAATTTTTTGCTCCTTGTCTTGAGCAGTCTTGTTTGCCTCCTCCCAAAGGTCTTTCCACTGACCTTGATCTTCCAACGTCTTTTTACGTTGGTCGTCTTGCTTTTTGTAAACCTCGTCTAGCTTGCCCTTAATGCCTTGAAACTTTTCTTCAGCTTCAGAAGCACGTTGCTGAAGCGCTTGAATTTGCTGTTCGTAAGCAGAAGCATCGACAGCAGGAGTTTCAGTCGCAGCCACAGGCTGCTCCGGGGACGCCACAGGCGTCTCCTGGATGACTTGTTCTTCCATTACTAAAAATCAGTTTACTCTGATACTTTACTAGCTTTTGTCTTCCTGGTTGTTCTTTTTGGCGCGGTTTTTGGGCTTTCAGAAGTTTTTTCTTCAGCTTTGTTTTCAGAAGAAGGATTCCAAGAGTCAACCAGTTCCCACTTGTAGGAACCATCAGCCTGCAACACCTTGTCCAGAGACTTAGCCATGCTGTAAGAAGCGATTTATCGTTACTCTAACCCTGGCGCGGAATCTGGCGACTCAGCAGCGTTAGGCAAAATTTCACCTTGCACCAGCATGTCGCGGAACTCCTCTCGATCAATAACATTGCCTTCAAACAGCTGAGCCATTGCTGCAATATCTTGCCCGATAAGACGCTGAAGGTCGAAATCACGACTAATTTTGACCTTAGGTGGCTCAATGCCTAAATAATTAGCAGCTAGGTTGTAAGACTTCTGCAAACCTGACTCCAAATCCATTGAAACCATTGCCAGCATTGAATTTGTGTCAATTCGATCTAGGCGTCGTGCATCAGCAGACTCCGCTACAAATTTTTGTTGGCTAAGCGTGCTAAGGCCCAATGATGCCATTTGCTGCTGTAACTCCTGGATTTCCGCCGATTGCGCTTCAAAAGCACTAGAGGCAGGCTCCACGTAATAAACCTTGTTTCCTGGCTGTGTTGCCATCGCATAATTCACACTGATCGCCATATCCTTAGTCTGATCGTCCCAGCCTTCAAGGACCAGCATTGGTTGGCTTGCAATATGTAGGCTATGGATCAAATCAGCTTGACGCTGAAAATGAGCAAGATTTAAATGAGCAATGTCCAGCAATGGTGGACGACTGGTCATTGTGTCGGCTTTGCTTGCGTAAACGGTGACCAGGGGGATTTGCTCAAGTGAGTACGGTCCAGATTCAATAAGCTCAAACTCCGCCGTAGCGTCGGATTGATCGAACGAAGAGGGATATGGAAAATCCCCTTGCATCTCTTTTTTCTGCTGCTCTTGTCGATAGACGCGATAACGACCCGGTTCAATAACACGAATTTGGTCATAAACTTTTTCTCCAAACTCTCCGTCAGCAACAACAGCTTTTTCACCAATACGAACTTGCGTTAAATTGCCATAATTAGATTCACGGTCTAAACGCCACCCATAAATTTTAGTGGGATCAACCTCAATCCAATACGGACGACGATTTAATGCACGCTCTTCTGCAAGGCTTTTAGCATCTGTTGGAGCGGGAAAATCAACTAAAATATGGGAGTGACCATAGGTTAATGCACAAATAACCAGACGACGTGCATATTCGTCTAAATCTGACCCACAACCATCAACATCTTTGTTGAAAATTTCTGTCCAATACGAATCACCTTCAATACTGATCGGCTTACGCAAAATTAACCCCGCCGCACCAGCAATAAGTCGCTGGGTGTAAGGCGTGAAAACAGCACGGTTGACACGCGCTAAATACGCCGAATAATCTTCGCGAGGCTCTAATGGCAGGAATGCTTCGCTGTTATCACGTAAATACTCAGTACCGGAAACCACGGCTTTCATAATTTCCCAGCTTTTCATCTGGTCAATCACTGCCCGTGTTCGGACAAATGGACTGTCAATACTCCCCATATAGGAGCTGCTGACTAAATGGGTCCGAACGAGCCCTGGGACGGAGTAAGTCATGTCATTATTTTAACCGCTGATTAGTTGTTGCAACCCCATCTCCTTCGAGCAGCTTTGCCTCGTTCGCCAGTCCAACTTTTGCTACGAGCACAGAAAGATTTCTTACGTGCTGCTTCTTTTTTGGTCTTAGGCTTGCCGGTAACAGGTGCTTTTAAATTTGAACCAGTCTCTTTATTATATTTAGCCCTCCCCTTTGCAGTCAATCCTGCACCTTTACTTGCTGGAAGCTTTTCACCACGGCCAACACTAAGATTTGGCCCCTTTTTGCGTTTTTTCTTTTCAGCCATTACTTTTTCTTTTTGGGTGGTTTTTTGGCGGTTTTGGCAGATTTCTTAAAGTCTTTTGCTGTTGGAGCGCCAGGATCGCCCGGTTTTCTCATCTTTTCACCAGATCCAGCCGCAATTCGCTTCTTTTTTGCTGCGATATTTGCGTACAGCCCTTTTTTCTTCTTGGCAGGACGACCCTTTTTGCTTCCGTAAGTTCCGCGACCTTGGGGCATGACGAAGCTTGGCTTTGACCTATCCTAGCCTTTCGTACCAATAAACAAACACGTTGAAGTGTCCAAAATGCGGGTCGTTCAGGGTGCGTGTCGTTACGACGAAAACAACTGTTGAAGGGCCTTACGAAAAGGTGCGTCGTCGTGCTTGCAACTCTTGCGAATATCGGTGGTACACCGCGCAAGGACCAGAGGTAAATATCGGCACCTATCTGCACTGGATTGGCGATCAAGTCAGAGTGCCAACATGACGCTAAAACATCCTTTCAATACAGCCGGTAAGACGTAGTACCCATCGTCTCTGGCTTAGCCAAATTAAATTGTTGTAAAACTAAATAACCGAACGCATCAAAGGCGTGGTCCACTCCTAAGTTTTTGTTAGGCAAGCCAGTCCCCGGTGCATACGTTAATGTCCTTAGAGATTTAATAAGTTCTTTGCACTTTGGATGAATCTTGACCCTTCGCGTTCCAGAAGCATCCATTAGACCGGTGTTGACGGCTGTAATCTTGTCTCGGATCTTCCACGGTGATCTAGGACTTTGAACCGTGAAGCCGCTACGTCTCAAAATTGCGTGGTCTGTCACACCAACACCACTCGTTTTTCTTGCGCCGCCAGTTGGGTCAGGACATGCAATAACTCTGCGATCTACTCCATATCGTCGCGTAACCTCATCTGCAAAATCCCATGTCGTCGCTCCACCTGTCAACGTAATTTCGTCAAATACATAAAGCGTGTCAGAATCTTTGATCGCGCAAATGCCACTCATTGGATCAACGTTAAAATCTACCCCCAGCAATAACGGTTGGATCGATATATCCTTCGCTTCGGTTGAAATGTTTTCGTCCGAAAAACTGATTGCAACCAAACCAGTTAAGTTCTCAAAGGACGCTTCGAATTCCTGGCGGAACGTGCGCGTATCAAGTTGAGCGCGGGCTGCTTCGACTTCATGCTTGCTGACGTTTCCTCCTTCGATCGTTGTATAACTCCACCTTTGCCACTCTTTTGTTTCATCTTCTGGCACATAACACCACAAATCATAAAACCAACTTGCAGTGCCGTCTGGTGTTGAAATAAATAACGCCCACCCCTCCTTATCCGCTAAAGCTGGTCGAATTACCTCAAACCATACCTCCGCATCCATAAATGCAGCTTCATCTAACACCACACCACTCAAACTTCGACCCCTTAGTGCCATTGCGTTCTCAGTACCCTTCAATTCAATCGTTGAACCATTTACAAGCTCAATCCGAAGGTCCGTTTCATTCTTAGTTTTGATCCATACCCTCGGTACCAACTTCTTTAATGCTCTCCAAGCAATGTCCTTTGCCATTCGATACGTCGGAGCACAATAAAAAAACGTCTCCCCTGGCCTCTCAATCGCTCCACGTAATAACTCAACGCATGACAAGTACGATTTTCCAAACCTGCGTCCCGCTACAAGCACTCGAAAGCGCTTTTCGCTCGAATAAACCTGTCCTTGTGCCCAACGAAGGTTTATGGGCTCTGCTTTTGTGCTCATGCCTATTACATTACACAGGTTTTCAACCCCTACCCCCCACTAAGTCGTTCCATAACGTCACATAACAAGTTATCATCCAAAGAAACAGGGTCGAGCGGTAATGCAACCTGATCAATCAGAAGCTAAGCAAGGTCGCGTTCGTCGCCTTTACAAGCGTCAGCTAGAAGGACTGTCCTCAACAGCCCTTGTTTACGATCATGCTGAGAAAGAACAGGTCTCGGTCATAACCGCTTGGCGTGATTGGGCAGATGTCAAAAAAATCGTTGATGAAGACTGGAAAGCTGATCGCGAAAATATGCTCGCACGTCTTCAACACATGCGTACCAAGCTGTTTAATCAAGCTCTGAAGAAAGGACAACTGCAAACCGCAAGCCAAGTGCTTGATTCCATTGGTCGCGTCATTGGTGAATCAGTCGAAACTGTCAATATCCAAGCGCCTGAACTTAAAATCTCGATTGAAAATAAAGACGACTAGCTGTCGCTCCAGCAATCTCAAACCCCTGCCCCCCTTAAGGGGCTTTTTAGCACACGAATACTGTTTAGCGGATATATGTGCAGGGTACCAGGCCACTGCGCGCGTTTGTTAAGTTTTGCTACCCTGCCCCTAAATAGGGCTTTCAAGTGCTAGACTAATAATGTCGAAGGGAAAAAAGCATTTTTTTGATTCCGAAAAAACATTTTTGGTTTTTCGGAAAAAAGATTTTTGTTTTTCTTTCGTTGACTGCCTGTCCTGAACGTTTCTAATGTGATAGGATAGACGAGAGGGATCGGATTCATCCCGTCTCTCGCTCGCACCTAGACAACTGCATACACCGTTGATAGCAATCCGCTGGATTCTTCAAGCGCTGCGGGTTAAACCTCCCAGACTTGACAAACCCTCCAGCGATTCAGTCGTTCACAGACAACGCTATCAGCAAACACAGAGAGCCTACCCACCAAACACAATGGAAACCAGAACACAAACGGTTCACAGTGTCACCACTGGACAAGTCGAGATCGCTGGGAGTCGCATTGTCGCGACTTGCCAAACATCCGGCAACAGTGTGACGATAGAAGTGCCCTATGGTGCTGTGCATGAAGCCATCGAAAAGTACACAACCGAGCGAATCTCTCGCTGGGATCGTGACCGCTTGCTGGCAATGCTTACAGATCTAAACCGCAAGGAGGACGCTAAGGCAGACGCTAAGGCAGCATCATGAGAACGTTTCTTTCATTGCTAGCTGCCTACGTAGCAGCTAGCGGCTTCGCTGTTATCGCGGTAAACAACATGAGCTTTGAGAGCCATAGCGGCTCTCAAGCCTATGTCCGTGTCATCGATTAACGTTATCACCCGCCATTTTGGCGGGTTTTATTATGCCATTAAAAGAAACACTCTTTCATCTGTCGCGAGTCTCGTCTAACAAAAAGACAGGACCGATCGCAGTTACGACAACATCAAAAAATAGTTGCCCCACTAACTGTGGAATGAAAGCAGTTTGCTATGCAGCATCTGGACCATTAGCGTTGCATTGGTCTGCTGTGTCTGACGGTCGCCGCTCCAAACAATGGAAGGATCATCTAGATGATCTTTTAAGTTTGCCGTTTGGATCACCTTTAAGGTTGAATCAAGCGGGTGATTTGGTTGCTAACTCAGGCAAATTATCACGTGCTTTTATTAATGGCCTTTTAGCTGTTATCAAAGCCCGTAGACTGCAAGCCTGGACCTATACGCACCATGATCACACCATCGGCGATAATGCGAAGCTTTTAAGGCGCGCTAATCGCGGAGGCTTCAGAATCAACGTTTCTACGGAAACCGAAGAATCTGCAGACCTTGCGATTGCTTCAGGTTTTCCAGCTGTCTTAGCTGTTAACAGCGAAGAAAACCGGACAGTGTGGAGAACGCCTGAAAAAAACTTGGTTAAAGTCTGCCCTGCTCAATTGCGGGATCGGGATACGGACTGCAATCGCTGCATGTTGTGCCACAAGCGAGGATCAAAGGTGATAATCGCCTTTCTTGCACATGGTACACACAAAAACACTGCAAATTTGCTTTTAAACAATGAAACAGTTTGAATCCGTCGGTGTATGGATCGCTGCCAGTGATTCAGAAACTGAAGCGCTACTTAAGCGAGTTGTCGCTAACATTGCAACAAACAAACTTAAGCAAGCAAGACTAGAGAGACGCCAAAGACTAGAAGAGATCAATCATCCTCTGAATTGTGGCGTCTGGGACATTAGCGACCGCCATTAATTTGGCGGTCTTCTTTTTACTTAACAGGAGTTTTATTATGTCAGCGCACGAATTCACACTAGCAGACTGCACATGGGCAGATCTGCATTTTTCAGATTTAGGAGAGGCTCGTGAGCACCTGGACAGTTTGATTGAAGCCAAAAAAACGCTTCAAAGCATGAAACGTCTGAAAACGTTTGCTGAATCTCCTGAATGTATTGCTTCAGATTCTGAGATTGCCAGAATCGACCTAGGGATTGCAGAATTGGAGAGTCGAGAGTCTGAACTCGTAGCGCTTATCAATAAATGCGGCATGAATGAATTATTTGATTGAGGCCCTTAAGGGCCTTTTTTTGTGCCTACGTTCCAACAATCTTAATTGCTGAATTGTTTTTAACAGCTTGAAGGACTTTTTCCCTAAGCCATGCGACCCTGCCAGCTTTACGCCTGCCATCATTGGACACAGAGTAGGCATAAAGAGCTTCTAGAAGGATCTCGCCTTCATCGGGACAGATCCAAACATCTTGACCCTGAATGGCCATTTGATCCTCTAGAAGTCTTTTCATGGTAGCCACGGGTTGACCTTGCTTAGTTCTGTGATACAGTAGCACAAGAGAACCGGGTCAAGCCGTCTCCGTTCCAACAAACACCAACCCAATGAAATTCACTAGAACTTTGATCATCACACCAAACTTCTCAAGTCAAACCGTCAATTTTGACCATGGAATGATTCAGGTCTCTGACGACTCAGGTCAAAACGTCACAATCAGCCTCAATCAAGACGCCTTGAATGATGCGATTGCCAAACGTCTGACGTCTTGCTCACGCTCCACTCAGGAGATTTTCTCACAGCTCCTGACAGAGCACATCCGCAAGACTGACAACGCTAAGGCATGAAGCGGACTGAGCAACAAGTTAAAGCGCAACAGCAGCATGCTGCCAGCCTTCTAGACCTTGGTCTACGCAAAGCTGACGTAGCTGCTGCTTTGCAGCGCAAATTTGGCGTTAGTCGTGCGACAGCCTTTCGTGATGTCGATGAAAGCGATCAAACCCGCTACAAAGAAGATCACACCATTGAGGCTGATCCCGTACCAGCAATCTCTTTGGAAGACCGCGATGCCTTAATGCGAATGACACGCCAGATGCTCATCGCTAGTTATCACGAGGGCAACGTCCAAGATTATTCACGCTTAATTCGTGAATACGAAAGACTCGCCCGCATGGGTGGTCTCAAATCTCTTGAGACTTAAATCTCAAACTAAACGCTCCGACCCCATGACACCAAGCAAACTCACAGCAGATCAGCGAAAGTCCATGGCAGTCGCCTTAGGCGAACGCACTGGGCTGGATGTCGCTCCAAGAGACATCGCGATTATGGGCAACTGGTTGTTTTATAACAATCCCGATTGCAACGAAGTGGATGCCTACAAACTGCCTCTGACTATGTGTGCTGAAGCCTGGGATTCTGTTCCTCTATGGACAAGCCCATTTGGCACCAAAGATCCTGCAACGCTCCAAGCCACCATCACCAAAATTGAATCATGACTGACATCATTCGCGTCCAAACGATCGAACCTCTAGACCCCTCTCCTGGGGTCTTCCCGCTCCAACAAGTATCAGTTACTTATGAAGTGATCGCCTTAATTGATGACATGGTTCAGATTCTACCAGCCAGAATTTATCCACCAGAACTTGCAGAACCTGCTGAGTTTGGTCCTGCCCAATGTATTGGCACTTTCACACTAGAGCCAGGAGAGCTTCGCCCTCCAACTAACGCTCCAGACTCAGAACTCTTCCAATACTTGGAAGAACACGTACACAACTGGAAACCAACAGGCTTCTGATGACTCAACAATTAATCAAACGCTCCAATGTTGATCGAGCTGTCACACAGCTCCTCTGCCTGGTCCTAGGGTCTAAACACTCCAAGGAGTCAAGGCATCTCTATGACAACCTTTCAGAACGCCTTGAACTCTGCTCTGAACTTGTGGAACAAGATTTAGGGTTGAGCTTAAAATCTTCTGATCCAAAAGTCAAAAGAAATGCCGTCAAACGCGCTAAAACTAAAATCGAGAGCATCGAATCTCTTAAAACAATTAACCAACTTATTCACGAAATCCAATGGTAAACCAAACCACAGAAGTGTATCACTATCGACCAATTCAAGAGTATGAATCAACCAAGGTTGAACGCGCTTTGGACATCCTTGAAGGCGTTGTTAAACGTGAGCGTAGGCGCCAAAAACGCAACATAATGGACGCTCAGTTAACTACCAGCCTAATAGATCTTCTTGAATATGAGATCATTCCTGAGTTGCAAAAAGAAGTCGATTACGATCCAACACCGGAAACTGCCTATGATTTCTTTCACTAAACCCAGGGCCAGGCTAGTTCATGATCTCCGCTCCATAAATCAGGGTCCCTGACATCGATTGGACGCTGAGATACATATTCGTTAAATAGGCGTTTCAATTCTTCTAGTGGAACGTCTATTTCTTTTGCTTTTAAGGCAACATTACAACGACCGCTGTAAAGCTCAATCATTGCTAACTCAAGCTTTTCATTCATCATGAGAACTTCACTCGCTAAATGGGAAGGCAAAATAGTTGCCTTCAATGGATGGTACACCTCAGCTCGTTTTAATCAAACCTGGGTCTGCGTTAAAAACGCTTATGTCATTCCGTGGGACATGGATAGCTCTGTTCAGGACATGGCAAACAAATCTGGTGGAGTGAAACTCGATCATTTCTGGTTCTCCCCTGACCAGAACGCCCGAGATGAAAAAATGTACACCAACAAAAATCTTGTTTATAAACGAATTGGAAGTATTGGCATCGTTGGTAAGTATCGAAGAAATGATGGAAGCCTAGACTTCACAGTTAAAGCTACAGGCATGTACTCATTAGAGGACAGCATCAGGAGGCTTAATAAACAGATGGATAGGGGTTGCAGCCTCGAAGGAAGGCTTTTTGCTCTTGATGAGCACATAAAACTTATAGAGAAATGTCAAAATGGTGAAGGTATTGTTTTTGGAATGACGAGGGGTGTTTCAGAATATTACCAAGAACTTTTAGAGCAGAGAGAGCAGGCTAAACGGTCCCTAAAACTTCAAAGAGAAAAAGAGAAGACTGTGCTTAAAAATGGTAAATGCATGAACTTAAATCAAGCAAAGTTTAAATCCAAAGCGCTGAAACCGCCCCAAGGGTTCTAGCAAACAAGGCCGCTTAATAACATCTCTTTATATGCATTGTTCCTTTCAGTCCATCGGGCTTCACAGCCTCTCATCTCTAATTCGCTCAACATCCTTAGTTGCACATTGCCGTTTGGCTTCGCAATAATTACCGCTCCAGCATCGACACGGATTCCAGCCCTCTCGCGTAATCCAAGGCTATAAGCACCAAGTTGGTCCTGATGATCCTTTAGCCATCCCTCTGGCTTGTCTGCTTCCCTACTCGTCGTTTTAAAATCACAAATCGTCAAACCCAATGGCGTGTCTATAAGGGCGTCTGCCGTTCCAGCAAAGCCATCCTCACTGCTGACACTAAACTCTGAGGCATGAATGGCCGTTACCGTGCCACTTACCAACCAGTCGGATAAACCTCTGGCGTACTCACGGGCTGGCCATGCAACCTTTGGCGCATTTTCCTTCGACTTCTTAAGTGCCCAGGAGGTGATGGCTTTTGGAGCACGTGCCAAACCATCATCCCAAATCTTCCACGATCCTTTCTTGTTGGCACTTTGACGTGCCAGCTTGGACGCGGTCTTGAGAATATATTCACAATGTTCATGAGCAATGGTGCCACGGTCACAAGCAAGGTCACGCTCCAAACCACTGCCAGCTCTCTTAGACCAGCGTTCCAATGCATCTTTCTGCGATTGAGGAGCGGTGTGCTTCAAGATATGAGTGACAGAATGATAAATCTGCCCCTCTTGATCTCGATAAACCCTGAATGGACCAGAGTTATCCTGTTCTAGCTCCCAACGCCTCAATGACGCCAAAATGTTTTGAGGATCAGCTTTAATCGTCATGAATGGCGTTTTCTTCCAGCCAGCGTTGACGTAGCTGGTTTGCTTTTGGTTCCGCCAGATGAGTGCTGGACACAACCCCAATCAGATTACCAACAATGACCGCAACAGAACCGTCTTCCATGAATGTCGTCACAGCTTCTGGTGCTTCGATCATTAGACACTCCTTTCCAAAACTAATATACACACAAAAAAGGGGGCGCAAGGCCCCCTAGCTTTAGATTTTTTTCTGCTGCAACAGTTTCAACATTGGCAACGCTGCTTTAAAGAGATCTTCAAAAGCATCACCCTTGTTTTTGTTACCGCAAAACCTGTTTAACCATTCCGCCTCCTCACCAGTAAACTTGGCCGATGCAAACGAAAACTTAATTTCATTTGACTCAACAGCCTGAAGTCCTGGCAAAACAGAATCAGTCTCATTAGTTAAAGGATTTAACTGTCGAAGACTTTCAGGTTGATCGTGATTTTGCAAAGCCCATGTGACCGGATCAGGGCCACGACCTGCCTTGAGAGGCAACTCAATGCCAATCTCATCTCCTTCTTCAAGAGATTGAATCATCCAAGACTGTTTAGTCTTGTTAATGAAACAAAGGCTTTCCGCACCAGTACATTCATTGCTTGGGTCAAAAGTAACCTCAACAACCAATAACTCTTTGTGCTCGACTTTGCGAAGAACTTTTGCAAGTCCTTTGCGTTTGGAAACTGCGTTCATGGAGGAAACCACGCGGTGGAGGACAACGAACTTATAAAAAGCGTGGGACTTACACAAAATTGATGCCCACTAAACCCTTTTAGCCTTCGCTAAATGGATCAGCGCCAGCTACAAGTCGGCTTAAATCAAAACCTGCTTTTTCAGCAGCTTTCCAATCTTTTTCCATTGCAGCTTCGTCATGCTCATCCTCGTCACGAGGCACAATCAAAAGCTCATACTTGACCATGTCTGCCTTGATCTTCGACAGCTCAAAATCCCAGTCCAGCAAATTACGGCTGTACTTTTTGTTCAAACCATACTTTGCAAACTGACGTGCCAATGAAATGTGAGACACCTCAAGCACTTGGACTTTGTTGACGTCCCAGTTATACACAGGCCAAGTCAAGCACTGAGATGGCTTGCGAACTGCAGTCTTGTCAAAATTCATCGACTGCACATAATCCGTGCCAAGCTCAAGATCAATGTCTTCCTGGCTGGGTTGCTGAGGAAAACGAAACGGCTTCATTGAATCGTTTTCTTTGGCTACGCCCCAAACAAGCCAATACTCAAGCGGGTCTTGCTCAAGTAAGGCGAAATTGGCAGGCTTGCCTTGATCTAGCTTCGTGTATCGCAGATAATTATCTGCTGAAGACGAGCCTTCGCTGTCCTTCTCGATCGTTGCGAGAAAACTGTCGGAAAATTTCACGATAAATTGTCGTGTAGGTTGTCGCGTCTAACTTGAGACGCTTCATTAGAGTAAGCCGAGATTGACCTGCTGTCAAGTTCGGGTAGAATAAAAAAAGACCCGACCAAGCCCCGGAGTAAAGGGCTTAATCGGGTTTGGTTCCTTTCCTTTACTATCTTACATGGATCTTAGTCAGTTCGTCAAGGCTCTCCCAGAAGGGCTTGTTTACGCTCCAATCTATGCCAAAGGCACTCGAATGCTTTCTGGCAAAAAAGCTACTGGTAAAAATCCTCTAGAGGCCAGCTATGAACAAAAGTTCGGACCTGCCGATGTAGCTCTCGCGATCCAACGTAACCCTGACCTCAAAGCTGTTGGCGTCTTCACTGGTATCCGTGGCAATGGCATCGTCATCCTCGATGTTGACCGCAACCTCTCCAAATACTTGAACGCTTGGGGCTCCACGCTTGATGCCGCTCCAATAATTACATCCACTAAGGCCAACGCAGCCAAGTACCTCTTCCGTATCCCTGAAGAACTGTGGGCCGACGTAAAGGGTCATGGCTTGCGCAAAGAAGACGGTGGAGACTACGAAATCCTATGGGGTCGCCAAGGTGTAGTTTTTGGCGCTTACCCTGGTGGCAAGGTTTCTGATCCAGGTCAATACCTTTTAAAAGGTGACCTCTCTTCGATCCCAACAGCTCCTGATTGGTTGTTGGCAGAGATGAAACAACCTCCCCGCACCATTAATAAAAAGGAATTGGATTTTACTGATCGCACTCAAGATGAGATTGCTCAAATCATCTTTGAATGCCTTTCAGTTATTACTCAGCAAGGCAAAGGTACTCGTGATCATTGGGTAAAGATTGGAATGGCAATTCATTCCGCTTTACCTACTGAAATGGGCCTTCATCTTTGGTCTTCATGGTCCTGTGATGACCCTGATTACGCTAAAGAATGGAAAGATTCAAACCCTTGTAAAGAGATTTGGTACTCATTTAAAGGCAGTGGTATTGGCCTTGGAACTTTAATTTGGCTTGCAGATCGAGAAGATAAAGATCGTAAACGATTTTCAGACGACACTAAGAAGATCGTTCAATCTGCGGAAGCCAAAGTTGTAACTGAAATCCGCCAAGCTACCCTTGACTTCGATGAAGTGATCCGACGCGCCAAGAAAATACTTGAGCTTGACAACCCTGCTGAAGTAAATTACAAGCTTAATACTCTTGCGCTACAAGCTGGCTATCGAGATCAAACTGCTCTCGAAAAATTAATTGTTGACCAAATTTCTTTTGAAGAGTCCAAGGACATTATGAGTATTAAAGAGTTGATGGAAACTGAAACTGAAAGGGAGTATTTGATTCCCGATGTCTTGCCTCATCCTTCTGTTGTTTTGATATATGGCGCTGGTGGTGACGGTAAGTCAATGTCTGCTTGGGCGCTTGCTAAACACATCGCCTTAGGCAAACCCTTTGTCGTCAGAGGAAACCACGTCCCAGTGAAACAAGGCCCAGTTGTTCTCTTGAATGGCGATCAGCCCTTGGTTCAACTTAAAGAGCAACTGCAAGAGGTTGATTTTCCTATCACCGCAGACAGCATGATCCAAACGGATTGGCAGCTTCAGCGCTATGCACAATTCATCAAACTGATGAAAAAACATCAGCCGAAATTGGTTGTTATTGACTCGTTGATTGGCTGCTCTGGCGGTAGAGCTTTTGATGAGAACAAGTCTGATTTTGCGACACCGCTTTACTGGCTCACCAAAAACAACGGCGTCCTCTTCCCTAAAACCACAATTCTCATCGTTCACCATGCCAACAAGACCGGTGGCTTTAGAGGCACCTCAGCCATCCGTGACGCCGTTGACGAGACTTGGGCGCTACGCAAGCCGACAGATGAGGAAAAGCGCTCTGTAGGGGCTCACAGCCGTTTTATAACGATCGAGAAGTCTCGTTCTGGTCGCATGGGCACTCAACTTGTCATGCAGATGCAAGACGACCTCTCCTTCACCATCTCTGACTTCACTCCTGCCATTAACGAGACAGACACCTCTCCAGCTTCCGTAACTGACCGCGTCCTTCAAAAACTCAGAGTCGTTTACCCCGAGACACGCACCAAAGATGATCTCGTCTGTGATCCGCTAATTGACGGTAAGCCTGCTGCGATTCAGAAATCGCTCCAAAGACTTGAAAAGCGTGGCTTGGTTGTCTCTGCCGTCCCAGAAAACAATCAAGCTAAGACTTGGAAAGCCGTCCTCGCGTGTGGAGAGGGAGAGAGAGTGTCCACCGCTCCAATAAAACCTTTGCTGGAGCAGGATCTACCCCTGGACACTACCCCTGGACAATCACAAGGTGTCCAGGGTCTGTTTGATGGAGCGGTTGAGATTGACATGTCTGACGCTTGCGTTGATGGAGTGCTTGTTCCAGACGATGAGTTAGGCGAGCCATACGCTTGATTAAGGCTGGACACATCTAACCTGTCCACCCCCCGTGTCCAGGGTCTAATCCATTGGCATCACTGTTTTTTGGAGCGCCCTGGACACTCTGGACATTTATACGCGCGTAAGACGCCATTGGACTGGACTCAAATCTTGAAACGTGCAGGCGTCCCAGATGCTCCTGGCTATCACGAGACCGTTGCTCGTCTTAAAGTAAAACCTCGTATCAAACCGTCCCGCAAAAAGAAAAAACCTGGCAAACAGAAGTAAACTCTTTTTATGAAAGAAATTAAAACTTTTCTCCCCGAAGAGCTGATTGACGAGCTGTCAACGCAGGCTAAACAAAAAGGTATCAACAGATCACAATTAATTCGTGAGCGTCTTTTACAGTCTCCTTCTCGATCCAGCTTTACAACCGATGATTTTCACAACACTGTTAACAAAGTTCGCCGCCGCTCTAGCTTCGGTTTGGACAGACGGCAAGCCGAAAGCCTCGTCGCCACTGTTGTCAATGAATTCTTTGGACCAAAACATGCTTAACAAGTCCTCTGGCAAAGAGGTTTGCCTTCATTACTGCCAAATTGATGACGATGATCTCCCTTTGGCAATCACACGCTTTACCGCCTACGACCTAGAAAACAAGCCTTTGAGCGTTGAACAAGTTATTTACGAGTCCAATCCTGATTATTTGGAACGTCAAGTTATCGACGCGCTTCACTGCAATGTAGAAGTTAGCATCTTAACTGCCGCTCCAATATCCCACTTTAAACGATTAGATTATCTTTGCCGCAAACAATAATGAACTTGCGGATTTTTAAACACAATAACGATTGGATCGTGCTAAATCAGTACAATGCGATAACGTTCCATCAAAACCTTGCTGCCGCAATGGACGATGCCTCAACCCAAATCAGGCAGGCAACTGATAATGGAGCGCCTTATGAAGGCCATAAAGCTTTCAACAACAGGTGACCTCCAAAGAGCTGCAATGTTTCTTGAGCAAGCAAGAGAGGTCAGAAACGGTTGTCGCAACCAACGTACCAATGCCAGATCTGCGCAGAGTTCTGCTTGGAAGAAAAAGGTTGACGACTCGATAACATGGTAACATTCCTTTAGTATTTTAAAGCCGATGGCGACGAAGCACGGCAACCGTGTCTACATTCAAGTCTTGCTAGACCCGTTTCGTGGTGAGCTGTTTGTCCAAGACTGTGAAGCTGCTGAAATTAAACCATCCGCCAAGATTAGACAACTCGTTTACGACTACCTTTCGCAGGAACTGCCGCAAAACGACTACCTAGACGCTCATGTCCAAGACAATAAAAAATGGCGTGAAGCTGTTGAATCACGCTTGGCTGCTCGTGCTGCAAATCGTCAACAACGCCTTAGTCAGAAAGAAATGCACCAGACTCCAACGAACCAATGTGCGTCACCGCTTGCTTCAGAAGCAGCGACTGATGCCAGTTCTGACGAGTAAGCTCTACACACAAGTCTCGAACCTGATCAAAATCTGTTGTCTCCGAAATAGCTCTACACGTACATTCAACGGCCAACCTGGATTCCAGACTTGGCTCAATAATCATCCAATCCATCAGAATGCTCCAGTGACTGCAAGGCTTGCTGAATGCGCTTCAACTCTTCCTGCTCTTGGAGCGACTGAAGAATTCTGCGCTCAGACCCATAAGGCTGTTCCCTCCTGAATAATATGTAATCACCTATAGCGGGAAACAGCCAATCCTGCACTGGCAAACAATACTGCCAATTGACTGGCTGTATGCAATTCATCACTACTGTCGTCCAGAAAGCAGTGACGTTGCTCCAAAAGACGTACCAGCTCATGCAACGCTCGGCATTACAGTCAAGTGATTATTGTAATTTCCAGTTTCGCGATAACTATGCACTGGAACGTTTGACATAGAATGGAAAACTAACTGGCCAATTTTCATTCCTGGCCACAATGGCAAACTATGATGACGACGAACATTTTTTAATTCAAGCGTTAATCGACTTCCATGAAATCCTGGATCGATCCAACCAGCAAGAAGATGATCAATGCCACTCCTGGCACGGCTTGACTTGAGTACAAATTGAGCACTGATGTCGTCGGGGATATTAAACAACTCACGTGTCTCAGCCAAGCAAAAGTGGCCGGGGAGAAGCTTGTATGGGTCATCCTCTGTCTTACCTGAGATGTCGACCCTGAGCAGATCTTCTTGATACATGATTTCAACCATCAAGAAATCCCCAAGCAACACGTCAAGGCTGGCTGGATTTAAAAGTTCTGGATTAAACGGAACAACCATCTGACTGCCTTCTGCCCTAGCGCGGATCTCCCAATCACACAGAACCGTCATGCCACATCAATAAAAAACTAGCTTACTCGTCATCTACAAGAATGACCCAGCCAGTCCTAGGGCCTTCAACTTCCCATCGCGGATAAAATTCAGCTTGCCTTACTCGCGCATTGCGTCCTAAAGACGCTTTCTTGTGACCGCCTTGCACCATGTCAGGCAAACCACGTGGATCTTGCATGATCCATTCTGGATCGTTGGAATGCTTCCCCGCATACCCACTGACCACGCTCCAATGACCACATCCATTGCTACTGCAGCTTGGTGACTCGCCTCGTAACAGGTTTCCGTGGTTTAGCCACCCAACTAAAACTGGTCTTCCACGCTCAACCTCTAGCTCAATAAGATCAGAGTCACCATCTTTACGAAACTCAGCATTTAAACCAAGACTTCGTAACGCTTGCAGTTGAGCCTCTACTGAAGTGGTGTCCCCAAACCGAGCACGGATTTTGTTGTATTCATCGTCTGTTTTAACCTTTTTGTAAAAGGATGCCACCATTGCAGCTGCACTGGAGAAACACTCTCTATATCCAGTGCCACTTTGGTTGTCGAGTTGTGTGAAGTAAGGCATGAGGACTTGCTGGTCAATACCACTTGCCCGCCAGGCTTCAAACCAAGCGGCATCTTCCTCCAATAATTCAGGCGGCATTGACTCTTCAAACTCTTTAATAGCTGCCAATTGGTGTGGGGTGCCACGAAAAAACTGAAAAAACGGCAATAAAGCAAGTGTCACAAGCAAAAAAATAATTATTAATCCGATCATGCCTCTAAGCAACGCCCGTTGCCAGCAAAATTGACGCTGATTTTACTTTTCAACTCTTGTGCCTGGAAATAAATTTTGAGTAACAAAATCTACCAATTTATCGTCAACAGTGTTGTCCGTTGTCTTGCAATACGCCGTCAACAAATCAACAACTAAAATCTTGACGCCTTTGGACTGCAAAAAACGAAACAAAATTGGACGGATCAGTAGAAGCATTGGACGATCGCATTTGGCAACAGTCTAATGCCGATCCGTGTGACCTTCTAGACGTGCAACTGAACGCTCCAATTCATTCAGCCTTGCAAAGACTTCCATGTCTTTCGTCTTGATGTCATTGTGCAAAATGTCCAACCTTGCAGTCAGGTTGTCTACTGCTGTCGCTAGACGCACCAATGAATCTCTACCCTGCTGACCTTGGCGGTTGAATCCTGAGATACCTAAACCAGCCACTGTGATTGACGCGCCAGCAACGGCGGCCCAGACTTCAACCATGAACCGCCCCTTAACGCTCCTTCATCATGGCAGAGCCTACTGAAAAACAAGCAGATGACGGCAATTCGCGTTTAGGCGATGTCGTTAAAATTGTGCTGCTTAGCTGGTCAATGGCGATCTTGACCGCAAACTACCTTGGCGTCTTTAAGCAGTCACTTGATCCAACCTATCCAGCATCAATTTTGTCTGGAACGGCGGCTTCCTTTGGTTTGGCCGTTGGAAACAACAGGAAGAAAAAGGAAGAACCTACAATTAAGGAACAGCCGTCTACCCAAAAGCCCAAATGAAACGCTTTGCACTGCTGTTGATTTTGGGAGCCCTTGCCGTGCCAGCGCAAGCGGACATCGTTCATAGAATTCAATCGTCTGTGTCGTTGTCAGTTGATGGAGCGGGATCAGTTGCAACGCGCATCCCTTCTGCGATGGCGGTATCTGGCAATAACGTCACTTTGGGTACTGTGCCTGTCCTTAAGACTCATACTGCCGGGACAGCCTTGGGATACACTCCTGGCGCTTTTACTATTACTACTGCTGGTGATGCTTTTAGTTACAGCGAAAGCTATTCAGAAGGAGATAACGTTCCAAGCCTCCTCTCAACAACAGTCAACTCAGGAGTAGTTCCAGCATTGCCTATTTTTGGCAGCACTACGACAACATCAGGTGGTGTTGCTGGCACTCTTGCTGGAACGATTGCAACAGATGGTGCTCTTACAATTACTGCTGGTGGCGCTGGTACTTCTGCTATTGGTCAAGTTATCCAAGAGTTGACTATTAAATGAATAGATATTGGATTTCTTGCTTGTGTTTATCTTTTAATCTTTTAGTGACTGTTGCTCCAGCAAATGCAATCCCAGTAGTCCCAAACTTCTCCAGCGGCGTTTTGAATTCCACCACGACCACTAAAACTAAAGTCACAGAAGTTATTAACTCATACGAATATCGCACTGGTTATGAATACACTGTTACTGGCACAAATGTTGCACCAGTAGGCGGCGAAATTGCACCTCGCGCTTTGACGACAACAACCAATACTTTGAATGGCGTGACAAGCGTTTGGCGTGGCTTAGACCCATCAGACAAGCCTGCGTGGAATATTGTCAATCAAGGCTCTGCTTTTCAGTTCACTGAAACTTTGATGGCTCCAGGCTTGACAATGCACACCTTGATTAATCGCGACACAGATATCGAGTCGATTACTGAAACAACCAGCACGTTTACGCAATGAGACGAGTTGTAGCAACGCTTTTGCTGTTTTCCGCTCCAGCGCAAGCGCAAGTCAGCAGCACAGCAGCGCCAGTTGCAAACAGTTCAGGAAGTGTCACAAACCAAGCCGTACAGGTTGTTCCTTCTCGTACTGCTACGTTCCAATACAACACCTTTAGTTGCCCAGGAACAACACTTCATATCAATCCTTTCTTAAGTAGTACGACAAGCTGGGCGCAACCTTATGAATCGCACTACAACGAACCTGTTTATGACACGATCGATCTTATTGGCGCGGTTGATCCGGAAGGTAATCCCATCCCGGATGGCAGGCCCGATAATCCGGGTAATGTCCTTTTTTTTAAGCCGGTGCGAACCGGTCAGAAAAATAACTTCTCGATTAACGGCGGCATCACAGCGCAAATCACGATCCCTTTAGATCGTAGACACGTTCGCGCTTGCCAAAAAGCAGCAGAAAAACAAGTTGCACTATTAGACGCAAAACTTGCTGACTCCAGGCTCAACTATGAAGTTGCCAGGCTAAAAAATTGTGGAGAGCTTATGAAACAAGGAATCATGTTTCATCCTGACTCGCCTTACAGGTCGATTTGCGCTGATGTTGTCCTAGTCAATCCGCCTGGTGTTGTTGCGCCCCACAAACACACAATTCCTACTTCTTCAGGGACCTCTGAAACTTCCGTCGCTCCGCAACAGACTCAACAGCAACCTTCTTCCCAAGCTTCTCCTTAATTTTTTTGATTGTCTTTTTGACGATTGGCTTTACGGCTTTAAGCAGGATGTCGCCTAACGGTTTTGCCACAATTGCGGCAACCGTTGCTGTTGTTGCAATCAGCGCGGTCGTAACCACAACAGGCGCACCAGGAAGATAATTGCTGACGATGGAGAGCACAGGCAGACCTTCCGTTTGCGCCTCACACTTGCCGTTGATTATTTTGTAACCAATTATCACAGAAGTTTGAGATTTACTTTTGGCGCCAATAGGTATTGCATCTGGTGGCGGACATGGCAACTCTGTGTCTAAATTTAAGTTGTCGGGCAACGCACTCGGCAATTGGGGAGAGGCATTACTGACCGGCTGACTTGAGACCCCAGCCGGTTCTTTTTTGACAATGTCTGTCGGGTCTATTGCTGGAGGGTCTGTCCGCTCATACGTCAACGTGCCAGGCGTAAAATCAAGCGGCTTGTACGAAGGCATTGTGCCGTCAGTACACACCGTGAAATTTCCTCTTGGATCAATGTCGTATGCGTCTTCGTTGCCAGGTTGAGTGTCACGAGTCTCAACGCAACCAGGCATATCAACAACTGGAAAACCCAGCATTAAACTCACAGGCGGTTCTGTTGGAATGCTTTGAGGTGGAATTGACTGCCAACTTGGGATCTCTGGCACCACAACATCACGAACTCCAATCTCAGGAATTTCAGGCATGAAATCAGATCGCTTTACAACTGGCCAGCTTTGGATTGAACGTAATCGTATGAGAGAAGGGCCGCCTGTTGTTTATGCCGTTTTATGTGGCAAGACATCAAAGCTGTTTGCGGACCAGAAAACACTGCTCAAATTTGTAAAGTGGCCAGCTTCAACGCCAACAGGTCAAGCGTTACGTGACTGGCTTGCGTCGTTTGATCAAAAACCAGATGCAGCCACGCCAGAACTTGACATGGCTGTAATTAAGAATGAAGGTTTTGGACCAGAAGCACATGATGACGATCCAACAGCTAACACCAAGATGGTGGCTTGAGCGCTCCTGTGCTATAAATGGCGTACGCACATCGACCACCGCTGCGACCGGAGTCCGTCACTGCGTATCTTGAGAACCCCGTGCCATGGCGGGGTTTTCTTGTGTTAACGTTGCCACTCTTGAATCACAGCCAGGCGATTCATGAGCTGCTTTCGGTCTTCACGCAAAAAGATCCCAAAACTAATTCCAATCAAAGTCTTGGTTGCGCAAAATTTGTTGTTATATGGCAAAAAGCGGTTGTAAGCGTCCATCATCAAAGCAAAGCCTTCTGCGTAAGTCATCCAAGGATGTTTCTCTTGCAGCATGGCAATAGCTTTGTCGATCACTTAAAAAAGTCAAGCTGCGACGGAATAGGAAGACCAGTCTCTGTTGGCAAGTCTGGCACAGCCTTTTCAATCTGTGCTGGCACCATCTCAAGCACCATTTCTGTTAGCTCTAGCTTTAACTCATTGATGTAATACTTGGTCAGTGATGGGATGCGGGTATAGAGCATAACGGTGCCTACAACCATGCCGCCAGACATAGCGAACGCTGCCGCTGCCATAACGTTGAAAGCCTTTTGCATGATCCCTCATAAAAGAAAACCCTTCTCCCGTGTGAGAAGGAGAAGGGCCTTACGACCAACTTTAGGTTAGCTCAGAAATCGTAAACAACACCAAGCTTGGAACCCCAGCCAAACTCTTCCCCAGAAATACCGCTGAGTTCTGCATAGGCACTGACTTTGTCGTTTGCCTGCACTGCTCCACCAAATTTCCCAGCGAATTCAATCTCGCCATCCTCGCCATCTGGCATGACATAAGCAGGACCGCCTTGGATGTAATAGCTGTAAGGGCCTTCTCCGCCTTTGATCCCTAGATCAAGCGTCAAAGTTCCGCCAAGATACTCGCTGTCATAAGTCGCACCATTGAATTCAGGGTTGAAGTAAAAAGTCGGAGCGGCGAGAGCAGCTGTGCCCAGCGCACTGGCGCATACGGCGACACCACTCGCAATCAGAGACTTGATCATCGGAAGAGTGATTAACGTTTTCCTTGACCACGGTAGGCTTTTTTGTCTCTTTTGGGACGCGATTGCTGGCCATTTCCTTGTTTGGTCTTTTTTGGTTTGCTAACAACAAAAAGCTGACCGCCAACTGTCTTAGCCATTAGTAGCCATCAGTGGACTGCAGGGTTCTGTACTTTTCAGCAAGACCAGTAAACAAGCCACATTGTGGATGGTCTTTTCGATCGCGACCGTCAAGGAAGAACAATTCCTCAAGCCATGCAGCCCGATTACGCATGGCAGGTAAGTCTTCCGCACCAGGCTTGCACGGAATCATTGGATCAGGACGTTGCATTAGGCAGACCAGGGTGTTCCAGCACCAGTGGTTGGAGTGCGCTTTTCTGTCAATTGCGCATCAAGAGCAGCATGGATTTCTGCAACCTTGTCATCGCCACCAATGGCCGATTTTGCCCAGATGACAGCCTGCTCTTCAGTGACCTTGTCATAAGCAATCATGCTGTCGGCTTCAGCAGCCTCAAGGCCAACTGAACCATACGCTCCAGCAGAATACACACCGTCTTCAGTCACAGCAGACACGGTGTAATGGAGCGTTATAATCATGCCATCTGAAAGGGTGCGGTCACATTGACCGACGTTCCATGTGTAGGTGTTAGCCATAAGAAAAAATTCCTTAATGATAGTGTACGAGAAAAGCCCTGCGTTGCCACAGGGCGGGTTGCCGCTTAGCCAGCCTCAAGTTGGGCGACTTTTGTTTCTAGGGTTTCGATACGTGCCATTGCTTCTTGAAGTGCCTTAACAGCCTTCATATAAAGCACAGAATACTTAACCGCTTTGGTGACGGTTCCGAGATCGTTACCGTCTTCATCTTTATCAGGCTGGTCAGAAACAAGGCCAGGTGATACAGTTTCAACTTCTTGGGCGATAAGACCAATTTGAGTGTGTGTTTGTCCTTCAATAAGGTTAAAGTTACGAACTTGAAGAGCTTTGATATCAGACCATTGAGAAGAAGCATCTACAATATTTTCTTTTAATTTCGCGTCAGAAAGAGCACCGAAGGTATCGGTGGAGTTATAAACACCGCCGTCAGCACGTATCCTTAGCCTTTCTGTTGTACCCTGATATATCTGAATAATTTCTTGCGTATTACCAGAAGTAGACTTTGCATAAAAAATCATCCTGCCACGCTGGTTGTCAGTGCCAGAGTCCGAGGCAAAAACACTCCACCCACCATTACCGCTTGTGGATGGATCACCCATTTGCATCGCACCACCTCCATTTATCCTCATTTTCTCTGACGGAACAGTATTACTTGTTGATGCCGTCATGAACCTAATTGTAGATTCAGAAGCGTTAGAGCTCGTTAGTTGAATAGCAGCGCTTGAATAGCCTGCATTCTGAAAACTTGACCAGGAAGATGAAGCATCAGACGTATTACGTGTATTATTTGAAATCGTCGTTAGCCCAAGAGAACCATCAAAAGAGTTAGTGATGTATCCAGGCACTGTTGAATAACGGACACAAATAGCAGCAACATCGTCATCATTAGCTCCAACCTCTAAATTAACTGAAGGGCTTGAATTATTGACCCCAAACCGACCACTTGTATCTACCCGACCTTTTTCACTGTTATTTACCCAAAAAATAAAAGGACTATTTGTTGATGTTCCAAATAAAACACCATCGCTTGCGTTGACACCAGCAGGTCCAATTATTGATGAACAATTAGTTCTATTTTGTACCATGTAAGCATTAGTGGCGCTATTTATGGTAAGAGCGCTAGTCGGGCTGGTGGTTCCAACCCCAATATTTCCAGCAAAATATGCTCCACCATTAGCTAGTACAAAAGAGGTTTGAGTGGCGCCATAGAAGCCGCTAAATAGATCAGTAACTCCACTGCCAGTGCTTTGAATTTGAGCACGTATTTGCGCCGCATTTGCCGTTATATTGATTTTTGCACCATATCCACTAGCTGAAGCGTTGTTAAATGGTCCGAAAGTAGCGCTGCCGTTATGCTGAAGTTTAAGTTTGTAGCTGCTTGAGTTGCCGTCATAGACACCTAACGCTGTGTGATCGGTGCCAGTGCCGTTCAAAACTATGGCTGAGCGGCCGCTATTATCTGGAAACAACCTCATTCCTTTCACGTAAGGCGAGGTCATATACGGTCCAATAGTTACGTTACCCGATGCGTCATAACGTACTTTTTCGCTTCCGTTAATTTCAAAAATATGATTTCCAGTATCACAAGTATTGTATTTTAAATTATCACCATCAGCTCTAAGATGATTACGATCATTTGTTCCAGTAGTACCATTAGTGCCAAGTTCCATTCGTACATCAGAGCCACCGCTTAATAGCAATCGACCTGAACTGTCGATTCTAAGTCTTTCACTACTGTCCTTTGCAATTGAATAATCACCATTAGAATGTACTTCATGGATATACGAAGCAATACTAGGGTAAGTGAGTTTTAATTGATCAGATGTGCTCTCAATTTGTAATTTAGCTCCTGGAGCCGAATTGCCTATGCCGACATTTCCAGCGCTAGTTATTCTGACTTTCTCCGAAAAAGTAGTACCATCACTTGTAGAAATAGTTCCAAAAGAAACTGGAGCAGTTGCATCTGAAGGTCCAGCAATTCTTGCACCATATTCTGCATTAACGCCAAGAGAAACTACACTAGTAGTTCCGCCGCCAACATTTCTTCTTAGATTAATAATAGATGCATTGTTTGATGTGACACCAAAATCTAAATTTGAGGCTGGACTTACCGTCCCCACCCCTAATTTTCCATCGCTAGTTATACGAAGTTTCTCCGTTGGCGATGACGCGCCATCATTAGTAGTGGAAAATACAAGCCTGCCAGGCATGTCATTATTTCCAGGAGTACCATCTACAAATGCTGCAATTCTTGCGCCTGAGTGATAATCAGTGCCATCAGCGCCTTGAAAATTAATTGTTCCAAGTTCATCGCCACTTTGCACAACAGTGTTTCCACCTACTGTTCCATTTCTAGATTTAGCAAGTTGCAAGAAAGGTCCACTATCGTTGGCATCAAACCTATAAAAAGCACCATTTCCAGCATTTCCACTGCCACCATTTTGTAAGCCATCGGTGCCGATGGCAGTGGTCAGGCCTAATAACATCTTGCCATCGCTAGTTATTCTGAGCCTTTCATTAGCGTCTGTACCAAACCGCAAGAAATCACCATTATGGAAGTATTGAACATAACCCCTAATAGCATCACTTGCTCCGGTTCCATCAGCAAAATATATTGTGCTTTGCGCTCCAGTTCCTGCGCGAACAGTTATTCCCGCAGAGCCAGTGCCGCCATCATTTTGTACGACTAAATTGTCGGCGCTAGCGTTATACGATCCTGGGGAATCAGTGCCCATCCCCACGCGACCGCTTGAGTCAATCCGAACATGGTTGTTAAAATTTGTTGGCTGATTTAACGTCCAGCAACCAGTGCTTTGCACCCAGTTGATCGTTTTATCACTAGCACCCTTGACAGTGATTCCGCCGCCATCAGCAGTCGTATCCGTTGGCGTTGAAACAACCGCAATCTCAATGTTCTTATCCTTGACCGAAAGCGTATTGCTCTCAACCGTTGTAGTCGTTCCATTAACAGTTAAATTTCCTTGGACCGTCGTATTTCCAGACGCATCGATCAGAAGCCTTTGCGTGCCGCCAGTTGTAACCGCAAATTGATTTGCCCCAGGGCTATAAATGCCTGTATCAATATCACCGCTAAAAGAAAAAGATGGCGCTGACGCCGTCCCAGCGCCAAACCTTTTCAATAAATCCGCAACCGTTACTTTCTTAGTCTGATTATTGACGAGGTCAACAATCGGCAAAACGTCTGTACTGACCGGACTTGTATAAGCCGTCAGCTCAGTTAGCTTGACGTTTGCCATGACACCCTAGGCTGCTTTTGCTAGCCCAATCTTAGCTCCTGCTACCAAGTGGCAATTGCAACGCGCTTCCACGTATTAGAAGCCACGCAGACATAAAGGTAGTTTGCATCCCACGCAATTTCGCCTGCTGTTCCTGTCGCTGTTGCTGAAGACGGCGTATGTGTTGGAATAACTGGTCTTGCAGCAAGCGTCACATTGGCAGCAGTGATTGCCGCCATGCTTGTTAACGTTCCAGCAGACTGGACTTTAAAGTCAAGCTTGCCGTCTTCTGTAGTGTCGCTTGCATCGAGAATCGTTGACTCAATCTTGCTGAACAGAATCTGCTCAGGCGTTGACGCATCATTGTTTCCTTGAAAATTGATGCTGCTCAAGACATCGTTGTCTTGCCCTGCAACGCTTAATCCGCGATGGTGATACAGCGTGATGTCAGCAGCGCTAACAGCAACGGCTTCAGCTGACTCGATAAACAAGCCAGTGTTTTCAACGGATTCCGTAATATGCAGCGGATGCTCTGGAGCGTTTTCGTTAATGCCGACCCTGTCGCTTTTGACCGTAATTCGCGCTGCAGTTGACCCACCAGCCATCGCCATCAACTGAAGGCTGCCATCCTCGCTGCCATCAGTAGCATCAGCCAACTGCGCAGAAATCTGGCAATAGGCAACGTCTTGGCTTGCAGCATTCCTGCCGCGAAACTCAAGGTTGGCAAGATTATCGTTGGCAGCAGGTGAAGCTGAGTTGCGATACAGCACAACATCAGGAGCTGTATCTAAACCAGCGTCCGTGTTCTCAATAATGACTTGGTCAGTCGTATCGGTGCTAAACAGATGCAGTTGTGCTGCTGCCGTTCCAGTGCCTAGCTGAAATCCAGTTGTTGTAAATTTGGCAACGTAGCTGCTGTTTGCAGTAATTCCAATTTCATTGGCAGCACTACGGTAAAAGCCGGTCACGCTCGAATCGCTTAAAAAGCTAATTGCAGGCGCAGAAGCGGTTCCATCAGGCGCTGCTTTATGAATTGTTTGAAACGAAATCTGTTTGTTTTTAGCGGCGCTTGCGGATTCACTAGCATCAACAACGACAAAGGTGTCACCAACGTCTGGTGCGGTCAGTTCAGCAAGCTGTGAAATTTTTCTGCTGCTCATCTCAACAAGCCATTAGGACGCAAGGGACACAGTAGCTGCCGTCTGAATAGGTGACTGCAGTTGCTGTGCTCGTAACTTTCGCAATCGTCTTGCTACGCACAATGTCGTCGTCTTGAGGTTTTGCCGTTCCATCACCAGCTGACATCAACAAATCCCCGCGAGCCACGGTCGTGCTTTTAGCGATGCGGATAATAAAGTCACCAGTCATTGCACAATAGAAGTCTTTTGTATATGTCTCATCGTCATTATCCCAATCTTGAAAAACGCCAGAAACGTTGACATCACCTTCAACGCTTGAAATCTGCATTCGGTTTAACTGCTCATTGTCTTCGCTACCCCATTCGCACATTTCATCAAGGTTAGTCAATACCGTGCCGCGCAAAATTTCAGTACGAGCGCCATTGCTTGGTAGCTGTGAATAACGCGCAAGGTGTCCGCCATTCAAGCTGACAGTTGTTCCACTAACAGAGATGCTGCCTTCTTCCGTCGAAGCTTGACGGAAGGCCATTAGCTTCCCGTCATCACTATTTCTATTTAGAACTGCGCAAACAGCGCCAAACTGACCAATATTTAACTTACCGCGCTGGGTGATCTGTAGTCCTTCCGCCGCTTCAAGCGAGCTACCAATTGGATTGACATCAGTTTTCCATAGCAAAGATGGGCCGCCGTCATCAGTTACAAGCGCTCCACCAACAGTAAAGCGTTTAACGCCACCGCATGAGACGCCAATAGTATCCGATGCCGCTTTGTAGAAGCCTGTGTTTGTGTCTGAGGCGAAATTTAGGCTTGGGGCAGAAACCGTTCCATCACTAACGTTAAAAGATCCATCCAACCCTCGAAGCGTTATCCACGCTGAGTTGCCGCTATTTCGGATCTTTAGCTGAGCGTTTGTCGTGTCTGCCCAAAACTGATACGCATAAGTCGTTGATGGAGCGTTTGTGCCACTGTGATTCGTAAAGACAGCAGCAAGCTGATTATTGATGTCTGCCCTGACGGCTGCACCACTAGCGTTTGAAACTATCCCATCCGCCTGTGCCATGATGAAGCCTTAAGACTGCTGGTTGCCAAATCCTATCGCAGTGTACTGGAAATTTCTTTCGACGACACGACCACCGTTTTTGAACGTAATTGTGAAACCTGTCGCGCTTGGTTCTGACATCACGTAATAATCGCCAGCACCCATGTTGAACGTTGTAATTCCAACTGTGACCTTGGTGTCATTATCGGTGTAAAAAGCGTTCTTAAAAGTCACTGCTTTGCCGGATGCTGACAATCCAGAATTAATGGTTTCGCTGTTTTCAGTGCGACGTTCAAATTGCACTTTGACACCTAGCTGATCAACAAGCGGGGTCTGATCAACGTGTTCTGTTGATAGCACTGCCTTGAATTGGAAAGACCTACCAACGTAGGTGTTGTTTTCAAGCGGGATCCAATCATCAAAAACAAGCGTTGACTGCTGCAATACGTTTGGACACGCTTGGCCGCGAACCGTGCATAATCTTGCATTTGTTGAGACTGTTGCACTCATTGCGTTTTGAGCGGGACAATAATAAAAAAGCCCTGGCGCGTTGTTGACTACATTGATCTGTGTATAAGCGCCTACTGAGCCTGGCGTACCAACAACAGTAACGCCAGTCGTATATTCTGAACCTCCATTGTGAGTTCCGTTTACCGTTTCGCTAAACCTAAACGAAAATCCTGAGTTGCTAGAATGAGATTGATCAAAGATATAGACATTTCCTTCATCCAAAGGCTGCTGTGGGTTGTTGATGTTTGATCCGTCAAACCTAAACGCCTTGTTGCCTGCGCCAAGATCAGCGACTTGCACCGTAGTTGTCACCGTGTCACCTTCAAGCTCAATGTAACCGCTATCTTCGAAAATGATGCTGCCATCGGTTTCCGTAGAATCAGATTTTCTAAAATAAACCTCAACATTGGTATCGTCAGGGATGTCTCCATCAAAATCAGACCACGTATCGATTAGCTCAGTTCTTCCGTCGATAAGGTCAGTCACATAGATGCCACGCGCATTAAGAATCCGTTCCAATCGAACGCTGTACTTTGCGCCAAGGTCAAGAACACTGTTGAAGAAATACTCTCCACTTGTAAACATTGTTCCGAACAAATCGTCTAAAGTGCTTCCACCTCCACCAATGCCGAACAGATCTATATTGAATATGGAGTCAAAACTTGCATTGCCATCAAAAATCAAGCCGTCATAATTGCTTGCGTAGTAAACATTATGCTTTTCTCCTGGA